ATCTAGCTCCTACTTCATTAGCTTGTCCAGCTAGTAATCCCATCTTAGCTTGTATCTCATTAACTCTCTGAGCATCTTTAATTCTATCAGTCATATCATCTTCATAGTTAGTTATAAGACTCTTATAATGCTTAGGATTAATACCTACAGCTCTACCAGTTAAAGCATCTTGTAGTAATTGTTGTTGAACTGCTAGTTGGTTCATAGAGTTCTGATAGTCTAGATCAGCTACTTGATTTTCAGTTTCTAGCATAGCTCTATTAGCTGCTAAGAGTGCTTTCTGTTGAGCTGTCTGTTGCTTAACAGCTTCATAGGCTGCATCTCCGATAACTAAAGAGCCATTAGGATCTATTTCTTTATTAGCTGCTATGTATTTTTGTGTAGTGCTTTGTTGTTTCTGTTCTACCTTAGATGTAGCCTTAGCTATACCAGGTATGCTGTTATATACATCTAGCTGATTACTAGGTAGATTATCTACAAACTGATCATTATTTTGATTAGCTAGGATATCTATAGCATTGTTAATATTGAAAGGAAAAGTCTGAGTAAGATACTCGCTACCTTCAGACTTGAGGACTTTGTCGTTTGCCATTGTTGTTCCTTATATTGGGGTATTTGTCTTGATTATACATTTACCCCTCTATAAAGAAACTTAAGTGAATATAAATTTTCTTAAAAAGTAGCTTAAGAAAATAAATTAGTTATGTCTTAGAGCTTCTTGGATTGCTCTTACCTTGTTTCCTTCTGCTCCATAGTCTGAAGGGTTCATTTGTAAAATATCCTTAACAGCATCATCAGGCGAGATCACATCTCCAAGAGCTTTTATATTAGCTTGTGGCAGTATAAAGTTATGTAAAGAATTCCCTAGAGCTTTATTCTTAGCTACTAGATTAACTAGAACTTCAAATCTAGGATCAAACTCCATACCACCTACTGGTACTTTACCTCTTAGCTCCTTAGAGCCTACGTTAGCTTCTGTTTTGCCATCTTTATCTAAGGTGAAAGCTATATACTGCTTAGGTCTTGATCTCTCAGGATTACCATTAATCATATCTCCAGAGTATCTAGGTAATTGAGCTTTATTCTCTACTAACTGTTTGCGTAAGCTAGTTAAAGACTGATATAGTTGAGAGTTCTTATCTTCATATTTAAGAACATTATCTATAGTCTGAATAGTCTTTACAGGGTCTTTAGCTAATGTTTCTCTAGCATCTAATCTAGTTAGCATATTGCTAATATCATCAGCAGTTTCTGTTCTAAAGATTTTCTTATATATATTACCTAGACCACTACCAGCATCCTTACCTGTCTCTAAGAACTTTAATATAGTATCTAGATCCTCTTTAGGTAAGTTTCTAACAGCTTCAGCTCCCATAGTATTTACTACTTCTCTAAATCTATTAGATCCTTCTGCTGTAGTAAGGACTTTATCAAACCTTTTCTTATCTATCTCAGGATTGCTCCTAAAGGTATCATAAGCTACTGTATAAGGTTTAGCTATTGCTTTTAGATTAGCTTTGAGAGTAGCTCCATTCTCATTAGGATCTATCTTAGCATCTTCTTGATCTCTTATAATTTCGCTAGTTAGTTGCCTAAACTGTTGTTCTAGCATTCTACTAGGATTGATAGAGTCAAACCCTTTATCAGAGCTAACATTCTTTCTTACGTCAATATTCCCACCCTTTAAGTCTATTAGATCTCTATTAGAAGTATTACCTATATAGTTCAAAGAGTCTGGAGATACATACATTACTTGATTAGTTGGTTTGCTATTACCATTGCTTAAACTAGATTGACTAGCTAAGTCTCCTTCTACTATAGCATTTAGCTTATTCATACCTTTAGTATCTTTAACGCTAGCTGTATATGTCCTATTGTTAGAGTCTGTATAAACAGCTATAGCTGTAGGATCAGTAGCTTCTGTTATCTTTATCTTGCCATTGCTTAAGCCATATCCTATGAGATTGTTAAAGCCTACAGATGATCCATCATCTACTTGAGCTACATTAAGCTTCTCTGCTGCTTCTTGATTAGCTTGAAGGTTTAATGGAGCATATCCACCAGGTAAATTCATAGGCTTACCATCTCTTGTGTAAGCTGTAGGTTCTGATGCACCTTTAGAAGCATTTGCAGAGCCATCAGAAGCATTTAAAGCTTTCCCAATAGGATTACTACCATAAGTAGTAGATCGTTGCTTAGAAGCTACGATAGAGCCTATATTACCCATTGATGGAGAAGTACCATTTATAAGAGCTAATACGTGATCAGCATCTACTGCTCCTGCTGATTTACCAGTCATAGCTTTTACTTCGTTAGCATAATCTAACGCATTATCTAAAGCAAACTGAGTAGTATCTCTAGTCTGAGCTGCTGTAACTAGCTTATCAGCTAAAGCTAGCTGGTTAGTATTAAATCCTTGTTGAAAGATATTCTGTGCTGTAGGAGTATATCCACTAGCTAAAAGCGCATCTAATCTCTTTCGAGCATTAAGTTCATCAGCATTATTAAAAACATCTATAGCAGACTTTTGATTGTTTAGGTTAGCTTGCTCTAGTAGATAAGGTTCTAGGTTAGCTTGTCTTTGATCTTGATTTCTAGCTATCTCTGTTTGATAGTATTGGGCTATTTCGTCATTTAAAGCAGTAGCGAGGTTGTCCCTTGCTATCCTTTGAGGCATACTAGCATTAACTCTTTGCATTGTTACCATAGTCTATCCTTTATATTACTGCACCATTTTGATATGACGAAGTTATGTTAGCTCTTTGTCTATCTAACCTAGCATTTTCTGTCTTAGTCCTATCAAAGCCATATTTATTGCTTTGATAAGCTAACTCATTGTTTCTCTTGCTATCTTTGTATTGTTGATACTTAGTTAGTAGATCTCCTGCTGTAGTAGCTGCATTCA